ATACATGCATAGCTTTTATACTTTACGACATGTCCCTCGTGACATACTGGTATTTACCGGAGGGCTCGTCACCCAACGAAACATCATTGCCATTGATTGTGTTAAGCACCACTTCATTGGTATTCATTAAATTGCTTACTACTAATAATATTGATAATAATAATAATAGCATGCCATCAGCTAATGATGGCCCAAGTTTTTCTACAACTAAATCATCTCAGAATACAACATCAGAAAATGTTCACTTCGTTGATGGAGATACGCCATGGACATATGATGTTGCGGCTACCCCAGATGAGACATCCAAGCTTAGCGGATTCGATGACGCAGGACTCGGAGAATTTTTATCTAGACCAATTAAGATCCAACAATACCAATGGACTCCAGGTTCTCAATTGTTTCAAACATTTAATCCTTGGACCGATTATTTTGGTAATGCGGATGTTTTGGAGAAAATCAACAGATTCAGGAACTTAAGATGCAAATTGTGTCTTAAGGTGTTAATTAATGGTAATTCTTTTTATTATGGAAGAGCTTTACTATCATATAACCCTTATTTAGCTAATGATGAAGTTACAAAAAATAGAGCTTTCTTTATACAAGACTTAATTGCTGCATCTAATAAACCGCATATTCTTCTGGACCCTTGTTCGTCGGAAGGAGGTCAAATGTGTCTTCCTTTTATATGGCCTGAAAATTATTTGGATATTACATCTGCAGGTTGGGAGGATAATATGGGTAGATGTACTATCCATGATTTTCATGTGCTTCAACACGCAAATGGGGGTACAGATCCCATTACGGTGTCTATTTTTGCATGGGCTGAAGATGTGTCCTTGCTCATTCCCACTACTGTTGCAGCGCAATCTGATAGTTCTTCTAGTGTTGAACTTGATGAGTTTGGCTTTCCTAAACCTTTTGTGCAACAGGCACAGACAAAGAGTAAACGAAAGGCGCCTAAGAAGGGAAATAATACAACGAGAGATGATGAATTTAAACATGATGGTCTTATCAGTAAACCTGCTTCTGCGATTTCTAAAGCTGCTGATGCCCTTACTATGATTCCATATATTGCTCCATATGCAAAAGCAACAAGTATGGTTGCAGATAAGATAGGAAAAATAGCAAGGGTCTTTGGATACTCTAGACCTGCTGTATTATCTGACATTCAGCCATATGTGCCCAGATATTGTGGAAATTTAGCCAATTCGGATGCACCAGAAACAGTTCAAAAATTATCATTAGATTCCAAGAATGAGTTAACTATTGATACTAGAACTATGGGATTAGGTGGAGCTGATGAATTAACAATTCAGTCCATAGCTTCTCGTATGACTTTTTGGAGACAATTTGATTGGCCTGAATCTGCAGTTACTGATTCACTTTTAGCATCAATGTCTGTTCAACCTTTTTGTGTTCACACATTAAATTCAGCTCCTGTAACTGAAATTCATTCAACAGCAATTGCATTTGCAGCTGCCCCGTTTGAAGCTTGGCAAGGGAGTATTAAATTTCATTTCAAAGTAGTTTGTTCTGAATATCATCGTGGTAGACTTAGATTAGTTTACAATCCCCTTACTAATAATGCAGGGTCTGTGGCTTTTAATCAAGTTTATTCTACTATTATTGATATTTCAAGCGACAGAGAGTTTGACTATGAATGTAAATGGACAGATATTCGAGCCTGGAATGCTTGTTTAGGCATAGATGGTGCATCTGGAGCCACACTATTTAACACTACAGCAGCAGTTAGTGGTGGCAGCCCATTTGACAATGGTACACTTTCAGTGTATGTTGTAAATGAGCTTGCTACCCCGTCAACTACAGCTGCAGATGTTAAGATTCAAGTATGGGTAGCTGCAGGTGATGATTTTGCCGTATCTATTCCTGGTAATGGAATTTCTAAACTTTCATATTTCCAACAACAGGCTACTATGGAATCAGCAGATTTTAATTTACCATTAGCTAAAATTGAAGATAATTCTAACAATCCTGTTGGAGGTAATCCCATTGAAAATTATGGTACTGAACATGCTCCTTTGTTAAAAGAAGACAATCAGTATTTAGTATATCAGGGAGAACGCATTGTTTCTTTTAAAGATCTACTTCGCCGATATCAATACTTGACATCTTATTGGCCTCAATCAATAGGAGGAGGTTTTCGATATTATACATTGAATTCACCTGGAATGCCCATCTTTAGAGGATGGGATCCTAGTGGAGTAGATCTAGCCCAAGATTCTCACAATGATACTTTACCATACAATTTTTGTTCTATGACATTATTGAATTATCTGGCACCTGCATTTGTTTGCCAGCGTGGAAGTTTACGACATAAGTGGATAATGGCAGGAAATAAAAATGTTTCTTTTGCATCTGTTCTTACGGCTACTCGTCATAATGCATCATCTCCATTACCTCACAACGAAATAGCTTATTCTATAGATAGTACTTTAATTAGTGCTAGACGTAAGCAGTTACAACGACTGCAAAGATCAAAATTGACCGGATCTGCCATTACTCCTCTGGCATTGAACAATACATTAGAAATAGAATTACCTTTCTATTCTATTGGTCAAAGGTTTAGACCTGGTAGATTTTTAAATGTGACGGGTGTTGGAGATACTCAAGGAGTTGAAATATCATGTGAAATATCGGGTATTAGTGGTGACACCCATATGCGTCTTGATCAGTTTACAAGTGTAGGTGAAGATTTTACACTTGGAATGTTTGTAGGAGCACCTATTATTTACTCCTACGATAATCCTGAAGCAGTATAATGATGTTCATTTCTGTTTATACATATTCATTTATATATTTATATTTATATATTTACATATAGATAATTAAC